AAAAGTGTACCATAAGCGTTTTTGCGATCCAGATACTTTTGTAATGCTGACATGTTGTTTCCTTTAATCAACTGAATAAGACTCTATTATAAGCCCAAAACCATTTATTGTCAACCTTAGGAATTGACAGTATTAAACGGATCATAGGAATCAGTAGACTCATCCTCAAGAGTTTCCGCAACTTCGTAGACCCAACGAATAGGGATATCCAAACGACGGGCAATATCACGCGGATCCAGACCCGACTCAAGGTCTAATTGTACATCAATGAAAAGTTCAGCCATAATAGACATTTTTTGTCAACCTTTAAAGTTTAGCAACCAATTGATTGTGGATCATATCCATTTCGGATTGTTCCACGTAGAAATCAGTAGTCGGATCGTAGTACTGACCTTCTTTGTTGTCATAATACAACACTCGACCGGAGAAGTTGAACGGGCCTTCTAGACCCTTACGAGGACCGTATTTTTGACGCATTTGATCCATTTCAAACTTATCTGCAACAACACGATAGCCCATTTGCAACTCCTTTTGACTGTTTAAGCCTCTATTATAGACCCAAATTGATTTATTGTCAAGCCAGTGTCAGTTGGACTTGCAAACCTTCCCAAGTACCAGCGAGGCCAGTAGCACACTGGTCAGCGATACCAGTACCTGAACGAGTGAATTCTAGTGCATCCAGAGCCTTTTGAGTGGCTGCATTGCACTTGGCAAAGTCACCAACACCGTTGCGAATCTGTTTTACTGTAGCATAGAAACATGCTTGACCAACGATAACACGAAACTTTTGGGTTTGCTTGAAACGCTTCATAACCATGTAAGACTCCTTTAATCAATCTATACATGTATTATATGCCCAAACCCATTTATTGTCAACCTTCTAGGATTGACCCAATGTTGAAGTACTGTAGTTCGTCTCGGCAGCTGGCTTGTATGTTCAAGTTAAGAACCATGTCGCCATTGTTGAATTGCATATCCCATAAGCCAATCAATGGGTTGGTAGCGGTGATGCCAAAACGATAAGCACGATTCTTAGAATCTTTCAACCAGTACTCAGTAAACTTACCTCGGGTCTTACTATTCTTTTTGAATCCTTTGACTGGGGTAAGTCGTACAGACTTGTTAATTGTTCTACGAGTTAATGTGTTGAACTCGGGAATATCTTTCTCAAAGTCACGCTTGATAATGTCAAACTCAACATCATGTGCATGAAACTCAGGCAATCGATAAACCATTGGCACAGTCTTCTCAGTGAATTTCTTTGAATCACCTACTAGATAGTCTTTCAAGTCTTGACGAAACTGAGTTAGACGTTGATCTTTCAATGCCATGACCATAAACTTCTTACTATAGTAATCACGTACTTCTTCTGCCTTAGTACGATCTTCCGGTGTCACGTGTCTAAATAAATTTTCTGATAGTAGACTAGAAACATGCGGTTGAAGTGTATGTTTAGATTGTCTGATTCTATACCAAGTGCAACTTAATGCCAACAAGTCTTCGGTGGTTTCGATAATTTCGTACTTCTTGATATTAGTGGAATTTGTGATCATGCTATACTCATCAGCATTAAAAAATCCGTTGATACCGGTCGTAATAGTACTTAGATTACCTAATGAGAATACTTGACCTTGTGCACCTTGTGCTCCGATTGATAATGCTTGATTTGAAAATAATTTTGACATTTATTATCCTACTGTTATATCTTCCATACCAGCAGTGCGCAAACGAACAATATGTCCCATTTGCCATTGCTTGGCTTCTAAACCTTTGAGAATACCTAACCAACGATTTCGCAATAATGCAACTTCGTTGATTAAAATTTCAAAGTCTATGACTTCTGATTCACCGTCAACATATTTTTCAGCATCGCGGCTAGTCAATGCTCTATTATACGCTTCTAAGTATTTTTGAAAATGTTTTCGGCGAATCTGTCTAAGTCTAATGTTGAGATAGTTTAGTACCGCTTCTATCTCTTGTAGTTGATTAAATCTATGTTCGGTGACACCGGGTAAATTGGCAATGTTCTTTTCAACATTGCCATAGATTTTTACCTCTTTCTTAGCATCAACTAGTTCCGATTCATAGTGCGTAATAAAATCGGGTATCTCAGATAGATCCTGCGATATTTTAGTGTACCAGTTCATTAATTACCAATCATCGTCTTCTTCGTCATCGTATTCTTCGTATTCCTCTTCGGTTTCATGCTGTTCTCTGTAAAACTTTAATGCACCACCGATATCTTTATCGCCTCTGAAAGATTCTTTTATGTCATCTGCATCATGCCCACTGTCAATCAAAAGATTGACAAGGGTATCGGCAGCATCTTTTCTTTCATTAAAGTCTATGTGACTTCTTAGGGCATCCCATACTTCTGCTACGAAATCTAAACTCATTCTGTATCTTCCTCTCCTATGTTAGATACAGTACTTATCGTTGATTTAGTTTTTTCAGCATACTCGGCCATAACTTTGTCCAAGCATCCGTCAGTATTTGCTTCCCATGCTTTACGAAACTTCTTAATGATTTCACCATCAAGTGTGGTATAGACTAGGCTGTTGCCTTCTTTCTTAACCATTTCTGCTTTTTCAATCATATCAAGCATACCTGAGTATGGACTCATACCTGTTTCGTATGGAATCTTAACTTGCACTGATTCGAAAGGTTTAGCATAACGAGTTTTCATGATTTTACATGCGGCACGAATACCACGTACATCACTAATCTTGTTACCATCTTCGTCTTCTTTCAGTTTCAATTTCTTCATAGCAACTAAAATACTAGATGCGTAAACGAAACCTTGACCACCTGATACTTTATCATCAGGATCGAACATGTCTTGACTTGCGTATGTATGATTAGTTGCAACCATACCGATGCCTAAACTACCAAACATGTTAACACAGTTACGAACAAGTGCGGCAAGTGCTTTAGGCTTACGACCCATGTCACCCTTCATATCACCTGCTTCAAACTGATTAACGTCAGTGGGTGTTAACAACATACCTAGTGAGTCAACTACAAACAAAACCTTAGGACGATCTTCTTCTGCCAGTGCTTTGTAACCTTTTACGAATTCGCTAATTGTTTTAGCAACGTCATCAATCATAGCCATGTTTAACTTCAACAGTTTGTCTTCTGCGGTTGACACGCCTAAAGCATGAAGCCATGCTTCGTCCAATGCGTTCTCTGAGTCAATCAAGACTACATAGATGCCTTGTTGTTGTGCATGACGTACTAAGTTTCCTGAGCAGATGAATGATTTGCCTGATCCTGATTCTCCGGCAAAGACAGTAACTTTACCAAGAGGTACGCCTTTATTAAAATCGCCACTAATGAGATAATTGAGAGCATAGTTACCAGTTGAGATCCAATCAGTAGGATCGTTAAATCCAATTGATAGACCTTCAATACTTTTTGTAATGTCCTTGCGGAACTTACTAATATCAAAAGGTTTTGCCATATTAGTTATCCAACTCCATAGCGTTCCACTCTTTAACAATTGCAAGCAATTCTTCTTCGGTGTTGCACATTACTTTGCTAGTCTTCCAATCATTTTCATTGTCACGACCACTTGCTTCTAGCATCCAACCGTTGTCATAACGGTTGATAGTGATTGATTCATTTACCTTCGCTAGTTTAGTTAATTTTTTTGTCATATTATTCTCCTGTTACTTTTTGTGAGGTGTTCATATACATTCTATCAGCAAATGAGATTTTGTCAAGGAACTCTGGACAATTGTCCGCAATTCTTTCCAATTCATAATCACTAGGATAATGTCTAAGGACGCCCCTTGCCCTATCTCTAACTAATGAAGGAACTCTTGGTGTACGCCCTGGGTCACATAGTTCTTCTAATAGCTTTTTACCTTGCTTGAGGGCACGGTATCTTTCGTCTGGTAGTGTCATTTTGTTCTCCTTTGGAAGGGGAGCGAATGCTCCCCTGATTCCATTAAGATTTTTGTCTTGCACGAATCATCGCTAGGATGTCTTGTGCTTTGTCACTTGATGCTGGTGCAGTCTTTGGAACTTGTACAGGTTGTGAAGATGCTTCAGGTTCATCATTCCAAGGTGGTGTAGAAGTTTCTGCTACGGGAGTTGCTACAGGTGCGCTAGTTGTAGTAGTCGCAGTTGTTCCAGCTGTAGCTCCTGCAGGAGCCTCTAGACCATATGGACGATAGTACTGACCCCAACGCTCATTGTCGTAAGGTTGACCATCCACTGATGCCTCAAACATTTCTTTGATGACACGCAATTCGGCCTCACTTGGCTTCTTAGGCAAGAAGTCGGCTAGATTGTAAAGACCGTGTGATTCAATTGCTAACTGTTCTGCTTCTGTAAGAGCAGATTCTTTACGAGCCCAAGTTGAAGTTGAATAGTCTGCATAACCGCCCTTGCTTGTCTTCTTGACGTTAAAGTCAAGACCACGCATATAGTCAGTTGGCAATTCTTCCATTTCAGGATCCATCAAGCTAGACTTGATAATAGTAAAGATTTGTGGGCTGATGATGAATCTACGAATAGGGTTCGCAGGTGTCTTGTCATCGCCGATTGGGTTTTGACGAACAAAACCTTGGAATAGATAACTACGCTTCTTCCAATACTTATTAGCCATTTCTTTCAATGACTCATCTTTGTACCAAGGACGAACTTCTGCCAAGATAGGGCAGTTGTCACCGTACATTTCTACGCACGGAACTTGCACTTGAACTTGTTTGATATTAGGATCACCCTTAACACCGTTGAATGGAAGTTTGATGATCTGGCGTTCTACCCAGAAGAAAGTGTTGCTAGAATTAGCGTCTGGCAAAAAACGAACACTAGCGATAGTGCCTTCGTCCATATTCCAGTGGGGATAGATTGAGTTATCAGATTGGGAACCTGATGCTCCCTTTTGTTGCTTGTTTTCTTGCGCTGCGATACGAGCGCGGATTTCTGCTAATGATGCCATGATATATTTCCTTATAAAATTGAGATGGTCTCGTTTAATATTCGACACTACCTATTAGTGTCTAACATAGATGTAAGTATAGCAAACG